GATGGAATGATCCACCGCCTGAATCAGCCGGGTGATGTTGATCACTGCTATATTGGTTAATTCCAGCCAACCGCTGGCGATGCAAAGATAGGTCTTCCCGGTGTCAATCTCCTGGAGCATTGTGCCGTGAACCCCAGGGGAAGGCTTGATGTCTGCTGATAGGCAGAAACCATAGTTGGGGGTGAACATCTGGATCATAAGAAAGGCCTTCTATCTTCTGCCGCGCCCCCTACCCTTGGGCAAATCATTTCTTACTGGCTTTGGGGCCGGTTCTTTTCGGACCCTCGGTAAAGGCCGTAACCAGCTTAGGGTCACCTCCGCCGGGAATGAACATCTCATCCGGTTCTTTCGCTGGTTTGGGCCTCTCCACTTCCGGCAGAGATCCGCCACCAGGCAGTTGCCAGAACCCCAGGGCAACCGCTTCCCGGGCGTCAACCGGAAAGAAGCCCGCGAGTTTGCCGGATTTCTTATGCTCCAGGGTGATCCTGCCGGTTTCATCGACCTGCCCTGATAGGTCTTTGGGGGGGTTGCTCATATAGAACACCTCATAGAAGGCCGAAAAGGGCGGGTCGCCCCGCCCCCTTCGGACTTATTGATTGGGGGCAACCCAAGCTGTGAAGTTGATGCCGGTGGCGATAGTGCCGGTGACATCAATATAGCCCCGGATGTAGCGGTAATAGACGCCATTCTTCTCATTGGAGAAGGGGAGAATATACCGCCCCGTGGTGGAATCCACATCGCCGCCGATAACCTCCAAGGCTCCCAACTCCAGGATTCCCAGATCAACAATATCGGAAGCGAATGAGGCGCTGGAAGACCCCTGGATACTGATTTTATAGACCTCATCATTGGAGGCGATTTCGATGGCGGACACGTCGATGATGGCCTTGCCTTCGAACCGCCCGGTACCCACATCAAGAATTTTGTCCGCGCTGGCCACCTGACAGGCGGCGTCGGCGGCGATCAGCCCCGCGTCTTTGAGTTGCAGCAGAGAGTCAAAACAGGCGTTGGTACGAACTTTGGCTCCGGTGCCCATGATTTCCTCCTTACACCACTACCGCGGCGTCTTTGATGCCCCGCAGCCGGGCGGCGCATTTACCGTGAAACGCGGCGATGCCGCAGTACCATTCCACCCGGGTTCGCATGACCGGTTTGCTCTGCATTTCCCCTAGGTCCCGAACCTGAGCTTCGCTGGACTGGATGCCAGTTAGCATGCCCTCGCCGAACGAGACGCAGTAGATGGAGGTACAGACATCATCGCCGCCGCCTAAGTCCGCTTCGGTAAAAGGCAGAATCTGGGAACCGGTGTTATCTTCGTCGGCGATGAGGATCGGCAGGTCGGCGTAGCGGGCAATCTGGCGACCGAACTCGTCTTTTTCCCAGGTAATGAAACCGCCCACAGTGGTAAGGCGGGCCGCGGCAGTGAGGCGCCGGCGCATGGTTTTGTTCATGACTAGATGCGTCGGGGATTGTACCGCGTCGATGAGCTGATCCAGTTTTGCCAGGCTCAGGGCGTCACCCCCGGCGGTGTCCCCGGCGTCGATGAGCTGGGAGCCGGTTAACCGTACCTGGAGGCCGTCAAACTCCTTGGAGACCGCGGCGGAATCGCCCTTGAGAAAGGCTAAGGTCCAGCGCAGGGCCAGTGCCTTGACCTTCATGGCTTCCTGCACGGCCCGCTGATCCGCCCCCATGGTGTCCAGGATGAACTTATCCACATCCAGGTCACCCCCAGCAATAACCAGAGGCTCGGTGACCGGGTTGAGGATGCCGGTGGATTCCGAGTAAGCCTCATTCACGCCTCGGAAACCGACGCCGGGCAGAGTTTCTTCCCGGTTATATTTCAGGGCGTTGCCCTGAATGGTTTCAAAGGGGAGAACCATGAGGATGTCGGAACTCCGGGCGTAGAGTTCGATAATAGCGGAACGCAGTTGCGCCCCGGCATTAGCCGCTTGTTTCGATGCTTCAACGAGAGTTAAAGCCATGATTGTTCACCTCGTGCTTTAAGTCGTGGCCCCCGTAGCCCGCGCCGCTTTCATGCGCTCCACGGGAGATAGCTTGGAAAGGTCGGTTCCGGATTTGTAACTCCCCTTGTCACCGGTAGCGCCGCTTCCGGAATTACCCGTACCCTTCAAGATGCCTTCTTTGTCGGGGTAGGACTCCACCAGAATTTCCAAGGCTTCATCGAAATTGGCCAGATCACCGGGGCGCTGACGGCTGTAAATCTTGTTGCCGTCGGGTCCGTAGGCCACCACCTTGCCATCCTCCACCTTGAACGAACGGCCGAAAGTGTCTGCCATCATGCCCCTGGGCACAGTGATTTTTTGGTCGATGAACTTGGAACTGGCGAATTGGCCAGTAACCATTAGAGAGTATATCTGGCCATCCCGGTCTTGGATGGTCCGATCTTTCTCTTCGAGCTTGACCTTGTAGGCTTTGTCTTGCTCATCGAGCTTGATCTGCCAGGCTTTAGTGGCTTCGGCCACGACCTCATCCACCTTGCCCGCGTCGATGAGCTTTTTGTCATCGAGGCTCTTGACCGTGGCTAAGGCAGCCCGGGCCGCTTCGGGGTTCAGGCCCTCGAAGACCTTGAGGGAGGCTTCCGCCTTCTCCGCCCGTTCCCGATGCCCCTTGTTCTCCTTATTTAATTCGCCGATTTTGGCCATGGCCGCAGGTGCGTCGAACGGAATTTCCTTCCCGTCGTCATGGACGTAAACCGGCAGACCGTCTTGAAGCACTGCATTTCCTGAGGCGTCCAACTTGAGTTTCATTGGGCTTCCGCCCTCCTTGGGTTTGGGCCTTCCGGCCGGAATATGTTTCGGGGTTTCCGCCCCGTGGGTTGCCGTGAAATAAAAAAAGACCCCGGCCCGTGGGGGAAGAAATCCCACCACTGGGCCGGGGCCTCTTGGTGCCCTGCACATGACAGGCAGGGTCAATCAGTAACCCGATTTCAGACTATGTTGCTATCAGAGTTTAGTAAGGCATGATTCTTGCGGTTTGTCAAATAATTTTTTCTGCCCGGTTACTGACCGCCGCTGGGCAGAGGGGCGAAAACGAAAAGACCCCGTAGTCTGTTAATCTTTGGCGAGAGTGCCAGACTACGGGGCAGACGGTTCGGCTGCTTGGACGATCAACTCTGAAATTGCGGATAGTTTCCGCAATGATTAGTTCGCCCTTGTAATGGGTAGATTATAAGTTCAATCTACCTGAAATATCACTTTTGGCAAGTGTATAATCCCGAATTTTTTCACGACACTTTCCCGGGGAGCACTACGTTTTCTTTTCGCTCCACCTGCACCTGGCCGATGCCGCCCTGGGAGAAGAAGACCCGAAACACCAGCTCCCCCGTCAACCTTTCTTCCTTGCATCCCATGATCCGGTCATAGATGCTGGTTACCAGGGCCGTGGCTTGATCTGAGAAGGGGGGCTTGGGGGGCATTGGGGGCTTGGGGGGCATTGGGGGCTTGGGGGGCATTGGGGGCATTGGGGGCATTGGGGGCATCTATTTGACCATTGTTGATAATTTTACTGCTTCTTCCCAGATACAGCTTACATGGCCGTCTTCTTTAAATCTTTTGCAGAAGAAACAGATGGTATAAACTGGCACCTCTTCCCCATCCTCAATAGGATCACTAAAGGTATAGGGGTCCATTTCTGCCAATATTGCGATTATCTCTTTTTCTGTTCTCATCTCAATCTCCCTTAAGTTCTTTAAGTAATAATAACCGCGCCTTCCCATTCTCGATAGTCACCAAATCCCCCAATCCCTTAATTTTCCCGCTGTTGTATAGCTCCAGGCGCATGGGGCCGATGGTCTGTTTCTGGACCGCTGGGGTGAGCAGTTTGAAAAAATCTTCGTAATCTCCAAGGAAATGGCCCCAGTCCAGGATCGGCCGGCCGCCGGTGCCCACCGAGAGGGGAGCGATCTCACCGGTTTCGGGGTCGATTCCCTTGCCTCTTTGGGTATAGGGACGGGATGCTTTTTCGATTTCATCGACCGGTATGCCGAGTTCACGCCAGGATTTAGTGATGTATTGGCGATTGCAACGACACTTCACGTGGGCAGGGATTTCGGGGCCACCGTTTAAGGGATAAATCGTGTCGCTGGCGTCTAGGCTGAGGCAAAGAAGGCAGACGCCTCTCCCCCGCCCCTTGCCGCTTTTGGTATAGTAGGCCCCATTCTCTGCAGCTGATTGCCACTTCCACCCCTTAAAAATCTCTTTGTTGGCAACGGCAACGTCATGGGCGGCCTGGACGTTAATCGCCTGGGTGTACGACCGGGCGATGAGGGTGGCGTCCTCCCGGGTCATGTCCCAGCCCTGGGCGAACCGGCGTACCAGGCCGGGGTAGCCTTCCCCCTGAAGCATTCCGGCCATGATTTCCTGCTGGATTGCTTCCTTGGAGGCCCCGAAAGCATCGTCTATCCAGGAAGAAAGGAGTTTGCCGCCCACTGGGACCTCCTGGGCCATGGCCTGGAGTTGGGAGGCGGTCAGGGAGACGTTGTTGAAGTCTTTGATTAACCCGCCGAAACTGAGGATGTCATTATGCACCAGGTAAGAATTCGCCCCGGCAATGCCGGTGATCTCAGAGATGCTTTGGCCCAACTGTGCCTTGAGAGCAAGCTGAAGGTCCGAATATTCATCCAGGAGGGCCAGCGCCCGTTCTTCCCGCCAATCTTGAAGACCAGAGGCGCGAGCTTCGATCATCGCCAAGATTTCAGCGTTCGCCTGGTCCAGGGCCGACAGAATGCGCTTGAGGGCGGCGGTTTCAAATTGGTCTAAGCGGAATCTGTGACGCACGCTTTCAACCAACTGGACAAGCTGAAGTTGCTCCTGGGGGGTCACCTCACCACCTCCAGCCGTTCCCGCCTCGTCAAAGCGTTCGCCTCCTTCACCCGGCCCTCAATCTCGGCCAAGGCAAACATGGCCGGCTCTCCATGAATCGAGTAATCTTCCCTATTCCAGTAGGCTATGGGATCGGCTCCCATCTTGCGGCAGTGAACGCACTCCAGGAAGCCGTCAAAGGTGTTGGGGAAGATGAAGCACCCCCAGGCGTTGCAGAAGATGCAGCGGGTTTCGGCGAAGACCAGGAAGCGGCGGTGGCGGAGAAATTCCGAAGCCATTAAAAACCCTCTTCCGCTGCTTCCAGTAGCTTGATCTTAAATCTTTCAATCAGCCAAAGAGCCGTTCCCCCATCGGCGTAAGATGAGGCGAAAACCTCGCCCCCATCTTTGCTGAATCCAGTAATAATAAAACCTTCGAACTCACCCTTGAGATTTTCGAGTAAGGTGTCCGGGGATAAGTCCAGTTTAGTAACGCCGGTAAAGCGGATAATTATAGCCATTACCATTACCCTTCCCGCGGCCCCAGGAACTTCCGGGGCTTGTCCTCAGCCGGAAGTTGAGGGCTGCTTTTCTCCAAGGAGTTGGCAACCATTGCCGCACCTGCACTCAGAAGACGCAAGGCAGTCACGGCATCGCCGGAGCATTGCAAGGTGGGCGGATGGTTATCATAAGCGGTGATGGTCAATTGAGCTACCGGGCTCGGCTGAGCAGCCGGAGCTATGGCCGCGGCCAGACGCCCCTTCCCCTTATTTCTTGGCATGGTCAATCCTCCTTACTCCCGTTCCTCCAAGCCCCTTCACGACCCGCCGCAGAAACGACCCGGTCAACTCCAGACGGGTGCGGAAGTAGAGCAGAATAACTTTTGTCCCGAACCAGGATTGGCCTTTCAGGGCGTAGAGCGGCTTGGGAGGCCGGGGCTTGGGCTTCCAGCGCATTACTTCCGGCCAGGATTATGCTTCGCCGCAGAGATGTATGAGGGGCCACCCGGGGGGTTTTTCTCGGTCACCATCTTTTGCGCCGCGAAACAAGCCTGGGGTTCCAACACCTCGACTTGAGGTTCATCAAAGACGCCGATTTCAGGAATAGATCCATCGTCTTTCAGTTTTTCCGGCATAACATGAATTCGTTTGCAGCCGTGAAGGTAGGCGGTGATTCCCCAGACGATCCCAGAAAGGCCCGTGATCCGGTCTTTTACCCGTCTCCAAGTTTAACCATGAGTTTCTCCTTGTGATTTGATATTGATCGCGTTATCTTACTGTTGTGAAAGAAAAACCCCCACCGAACCCTTGTTCACCTTGCCTCTCCAAGACCTGTGTTGCCTGCCAAGCCCTGAGCACCCCGGAGAGGCGGGAGCGGGTTAGGGCTATGTACGTCTTCTTTAAATCCCCGCCCCGGTTGCCGGAGACCTCAGAAACGTCCCCGCCAGCCCCTGGAGACTGAGATTCCTCTGTTCATTGGCCAGCATTGCCAGGACTTCAGTCTCATCCACAGCATCCTCTATCGTGCCCCGCCGTTGCATCTCCTTGAGCCAAAGGGACATGGGGATTTTCCCGGCAACCAGGGCTTGGGTTAGGATAGTGGAATCAATCCCCGAGAAGGCCCGGAAATCGGTGTTGACGGTCACCGTGCCGCCGCTATCGTCCAGCTTGGCCCAGGCCGCGGTATATTGCAGGGCCAGTTCCAGGCAATCCTTCAGTACCAGCGCCCATCCCCGGAGAGCGGAATCGTTCTCACTCTTGTCCTGGCCAGCCTGGGTCGCGGTCACCTGGCCGGTCTTGGGGAGCATCAGAGTCAGGCCAAAGAGGGCCATTTTCTCTTCGATGGCATCCAGTTCCCGGCGCATGGCATCGGCGGGGCCACTTTCCAGAGCGATGCCTTTGAGGTCGGCTTCCGTATTGGTGCTGTGAATCAGCCGCCCGGCACCGGTGACAACCTTACTATCGGCTTCACCCAAGGCCTTCCCCTCAGCATCGGTGATCCCCTTCCCGAACCACATCGGCACCATCTGATGGAGGGTCTGTCGATAATCGGAGTCAAGCTTCCAATGCGCCAGGTTCAGTTCCGCCAGGTCCTCCAGTTGCGGAAGGGCGGTCATGGCCGAAAGGGGTTCGCCGAAGGGGATGGTCACCAGGGGGATGAAGCCCAGGGTTAGGGACCCCCCCTGAATGAGGACCCAAACTTTCTTTTTGCCCTTTTCCTCCTGCTCCTCCCAGACTTCGAACCGATCCGGCCAGAGGACCCGGATGCGGTTGACCTCCTTGACCCCATAATCGCCGTCTGGGACTTGGTGCGCTTCCTTGAATCGCACCTGCATCAAGACCTTCTTGCCGTTCACGATTTCATGCAGCCAGCCGATCACCTGGGAAGCCCGGATATGAACCCAATAAGGCCGGATACCCTTAACCTGTTCATCCGCCCGAGTCTCGCTGCCGTCAGTCTGCGGATAATCCACCAAAATATGAGTCACGCCATCCTTCAAGGCTGCTTTGAAAACATCCTTGGCTAATCGTGATAGATTGGCTCCCTGAAGATCGATGTTCTCACACCACTCGATGATCTGCGCCGGGACATCCTCGCCCAGGGCAATGTCCTTGGAGAAAACCTCGCCGGTCAGTTTTTCCA